ACGTCGAGGCGTTGTCCACGCCGCGTGGTACGAAGGCCGCGTATGCCTTCTTGGCTAAGAACCCCGCTAATATGGTGGTAGTTGACGAGAGCACGACGATCAAGAACCGTAAGGCTACGCGCACCAAAAACGTGATGATGTTGGCAAAGGACGCTAAGTACAAACGTATCCTGACCGGCTCTCCTGTTACTAAGTCACCTATGGATTTGTTCAGTCAGTGTTCGTTCCTGTCTTTTGATGCGCTTGGCTTCAACAGTTACTATTCCTTCCAGAACCGCTACGCCATTGTACAAAAGCGCACGATGGGAGCCAGAAGCTTTCAAGAGATATCAGGCTACCGGCGGCTGGACGAACTTAATCTGAAGCTGGATAGTTTCAGTAACAGGGTTTTGAAAGAGCATTGCCTTGATCTGCCGGACAAAATGTATGTACGCCGCGACGTACCGCTGACTACAGAACAGGAAAAAGCATACATTCAGATGAAGAAACTGGCGCTTGCCAAACTGGATAACGGCGAGCTTGCCACTACATCTAGTGTTTTGACACAGATTATGAGGCTACAGCAGATATGCTGCGGACACTTGCAGTCAGACGAGGGCGAGTTAGTCACGCTGGCTAGTAACAGATACAAAGAATTAATTGATGTAGCTGAAGAGTTACAGGGAAAAGCGATCATTTGGGCGACGTATACACACGACATCCAACAGATAGCTTATGCCCTGCGCGACCGCTTTGGGCCCGAAGCGGTCGCAACCTATTACGGAGAGACGGCTCAAGATGAGCGGCAGGATATTGTAGATACGTTCCAAGATAAGGACAGCCCGTTGCGGTTCTTTGTGGGGCAGCCCCGCACGGGCGGCTACGGTATCACGCTGACTGCGGCTAATACTGTTATATACTTTAGTAACAGCTACGATCTGGAGATCAGGTTGCAGTCTGAGGACAGGGCGCATCGCATCGGTCAGGACCAGAAGGTCACATATATTGACCTAGTCTCTCCAAAGACGATTGATGAAAAGATCTTGAAAGCATTGCGCGGCAAGATTGACCTTGCCGGTAAGGTGCTTGGAGAAGAGGTTAGGGCGTGGCTGGTTTAGCGCCGCCTTGGATAAGGGAATACGCTTCCAATGCCTTGGTTTACTGCTCCGCCTCTAGCAAACGGAATGCTGTATCCAAGCGATACGGATTGTTCAGCAGGATCAATATTTCCTGTAAGAGTGCCCGGACCAATTGATATACCCGGAATCCCTCTATTAACATCTGTAGCTTGCGCCATAACGTCTTGAGTGCTTGTTGGGGTGCCGGTGTTTACGTCTGTTGGGGCGTTTACACCAATGTTACTGCTATAAGCGGACCGCCCCGATAAATCCGTGACAGACGGTGCATTAGTAACAGTATTTACGTTTTGAGAAACAGGCGCGGAAGGTGTGACATCAAACATGTCGTGTGATAGACCAAGAGGGTTATTTATCGCTTGGTTCGCCGAAATTGCTGCGGCAATGTTGTTAGAAATGTTTTCATTAGCTTGAGCTTGATCCGAGGTCATTCCCGCGGTTTGATTACCAGAAGGGGTTCCGGCGGAACTAGGCCCTATACCAACGCCGGTTGGACCGCTGTAACCTTGGTTAGAAGGAGAGGCCGCGCTCTGCCCACCGCGAAAGCCCGTAGTGGGTGAAGGAGAGTTTTGCCTATCATTAGGGTCTTGAGCCGGGGGACCGCTACTACTACCGCCACCGCCGTCACCACCAAAGCAGCCAAATTTAATCTCAAACTCGTCTTTGCCCTCATAAATGTCATTGAGGCCGTCAAACCAACGCTTTTTATACACAGCTATGTCTCCGTCCTACGATGTCTTCTTGTACGCCGGTAGCGTACCCTTTTTTCTTGCCGTTCATCTGCCTCAAAAACGTCGCCCCGTCATGCGGGTACACTTCGATGTAGCGGCTGGTTAGCTCCTGTTGAACAAACCGGCCTATCTTCAGGGCGTTATTATACGGCGCAATGAAATCTATAACATAAAGTTTACCATCCGTATGCGGCGTAAACCAGTCTTCGGGCTGTAACTTTCTTGTCCCATCCTCGTATCCGTCTGCCGCTTCTTCTGTCAAAAAGGCATGTGTAAACAGGCCCGTGGGCCGTGGATAGATAGCCGTCTTGGATGTAATTTTGTTCTCGTACACGACAGTCATCTTTTTTGCTTCGATAGCAGGGAGAACAAGTCGTTCAAGATCAGACACATACCAGTCTCGGTGCATGTCGGACTTGAGCATTAGTTGTAGTACGTCGTTGATCATCCAAATAAACTCGCTATACCGTCGTTAGGGAATAGAGCTTTGTACCTCTCCGGATCTACTCGTCCGCTGGCCGCGGGCGGTGCTGCCTGAACTGGTGGCGCTGCCGACGCAAGAGTGGTGGTGGGAGGTTCCACTCTTTGCGCCGGAACTGGTGGTGGTGCGGGCATAGCTGTTGGTGCGACAGAGCTTACAGACATGCCTCGTGGTGTAGGAATTGGCGTCGTGCGACCTGTCCCGACATCTTCGTCTTCTCCAGCTTCTCTAATAACAAACGGAGACATTTCTCCAGCCGTAGCGAATCCTTTATCTGTAAGTAACTTAACAATGCGGTTGGCCTGCGCTACGCCTTCTTTCTGATTTTTTGGGTTGCGAATAAGAGTGGCAGCCATTTCAGGGTCTGTAAAAATCATTTGTATAGCTTCCATTCTTTTAGAAGCTGGTATGTTTTTAAAGAAATCTAACGCAATTCCTTTAGTATATCCTGCCGCACTAATTGATGCGGTGCCCCCAGTGCCCCCAGTTAAAGCCTGATAAGCTTTTGTACCGCCAGCTAAACCAACCATGCCAACGTAGAAATCAAACAAGGGACCTGCTTGTTTGATCAGATCGGGGTCAGCTAACTTTCCCGCGGCATCTGCGACAGATAATCGAACCATCTGATTAGATATAGTCCGTATACGGCGTATTTGGTTTTCATCCATAATGCCGTAGCTCTCTGCTAAATCTACCAAAGAGCGTTTACCTGCGCCTTGTCCGGGCAGTGGTGCAAAAAGTGTCCTATGAAAAGTTACATGGTCAAAGGTCTTACCCTCTCCACCAGCCTCCATCATAGCGTGTTGTAATATTGTGTTAAAGTAACCCTCATTAATCTTTCCGCGCATAGCGTCTTGTTCTGCTGCGGGCAAAAATTTCCCATCAGGTCCTTTAAATTTAACGCTGGTTAAACGAAACAAACGACGTAGACCGCCTATTGGATCAGCTTGTGTGGCATTCTTAGGAGTAAAGCTTAAAGCCTCTGTTAAGGCTAAATGCGGAGAAGAATTACCAATCAGTGTAGCAAGATAGGCTTGACTATCGGCTACTTTTTTAGATGCGTCAGACCTTTTTGAAAATGTTTCAACGGTGCGTTGTGCTTTAACCGCTGTTTCAAGATCTGATTTTAAGTTAGGAAACAACTCCATCAGTTCTGCGTTATCTCTTTTAAATCTATCCAACGCACCAGCGTTTATAGAACCGTCAGGGTTCATGGCTTGTAAGCGTAAGGATCTAATTGCCCCTTCCATAATATTATTGACCGAAGTAAACACGCCCTCCGCGCCTTCAAAGCCTTGCTCTTCAGCAAATTTAGCAACGCCTTGCAGTTGTTGAACTCTTAACTCTGTTACATCGGGGCTATTTCTAACAAAAGAATTAACTAATAGCTCCGGAGGTATGCGGTTACCGCGCATAGCGTCTTTAGCACGTCCTTTGCCCACTATTGACCGCGTAAACACATCATTTAAAGCCGCTGAAAAAGCTCTTGCAACATCAAAAGCGTCTAATTCTCCGTCAGGCATACGGTTCAAGTCATCAAGGAGGGCCTCGGCTATCTCCCCTAATTTACGGGCTTGGTTCGCCGTCCCTCTACGAAGAACAGCACCACTACCAACCCCTGCTGCGTCGTTTAAAACTTCTGAACGAACAGAAAACATTTCTTCTGCGGTTACAGGAGAAACCCTATTAGGATCATTTTTTAGTCTATTTAACTTCAATAACTCAAGTTTGGCTTTAGCTACGTCTAAAAAGTTTTTTTGTGAATCACCTTTTAAATCAAGAGAATATTGTCCAGTTGTCATCTCTCCCGTGTTAGGGTCTAAACTTTGTATTTCTTCTCCAATACCTTTAAATTTTCCTTTTTCAATACTGAAGATAAGATCTTCCATTCGGTCAATTTGTTTGTTTATAGGTTCTCCGCGTAAAGGTATTTCAAACTTAGTCCGCATCAATTCGATAGGGTCGGTATCTAATGCATCAACTCTTTGAATTATAGCGTTTTGTTCTGCAATTCTTTCCTTTATGTCCAAACCTAAACGACGTTTAGAGTCTTGAACAAAATCATACAAACCTTGTGTGGCCTTAATAAACTCTCCCCGATAACCGCTAGTGTCAGTTCCTGTTAATTCTGCAAGCATTTTATCATATTTAGTTATAAAAGAGGGCATTACGCCGCCATCTATCACCTCGGCAGGTGTAAATACATTAACGCCACCAGTCTTTGACCAGAGTTCTTTTTCTCTTTTTCTAGCAAAACCTATTTGAGCGTCTAATAAATTAGCTAAATCAATGGAAAAGGAGGAACGAGCTCTAGGGGTCCCAGACCTTTCGTCGCCCGTTAAAACACGGTTACGAGCAGATATTCTGGCGTCCACAGCATTTACGAGACGACGAGACATCATGTCCGACATCAGGCTTTTTCTAAGAACAGCCGCGGTTCGCAGTGACTCAGGCGTGTTCTCTTCTACCAATCCGTAAATAAACTTATCAAAAAAACTTTTAGCGTCGCGTTCTGCTTTTTTTCTAGCAGCTAATAGGTCCGGGTTTTTATTAGCCATTTCAGCTTCTAAACCCATAATGATGCCTGTGTTGTCTTCAAGACGTTGTGCGGCAGTGAAGTCTACACCGGGGAAAACTTCTTGTAGTATTTTGTTGGTATCCTCGCTATTGAGGTCCGCCATCATACGTTCATAATCTCCGTCATACTTTGTGTACAACTCATCAATTCTAGCAAACAGCTTTTTCTTTTTGCCTTCAGACATTTTAGTTAAAAAGTTACTAGCCTCGTCCCCAGCATCCGTGTCGCTCATTTTTGAGTAAGCCTTTGGCAGTAGCTTGGCAAAAGCTAGACCAAAAAGATTGCCGCCTAAAAATTCTGATGTTAAACGCAGACTTGTGCCTCCGGGGTCCATGCCTTCTGCAACATAGGCACCACCTGCCGACCCCGCACCCGCCGCGCTTTCTACGCCCACCGTTAAAGCCGCGCCTCCTTTAGTTCCGCGGGCCGTGCGCCCCATGCTTTCAAGCATGTCCTCTAATGTAGCGGTAAATCTAGTAGCTACAGGAGCAGGCGCATCCTCGGCTAAATTTGCAATAATGTCACGAGCGGCCCTGTTCCCTGCTTCTTTAAACAAAAATGGAAACTGTATACCGGCAGTGGCACCGCCAAGGGTTCGCATGGCTTCTACGGCTTGTTTCTGACCGGGTAAAATGGGTCTGTCCGGACCCATTGCCATTTCTTCTAAGGCGTCAGCACCTTCATAAAGAAGCAAGCTACCTCCTATAAAAGAGGCGGCTACGGGGGCGGCTTTTGCTAGGAACCCAAGCCTCGACTTAGGCGGAGTTTTAAAAGTTTGAGCGGCGGTCAACTGTGCCGCTTTTGTACCCGCTGTTACACTAGGGGCTGTCTTAAACAACTCTCCAAAGAAAGCACGGGACAAAGAGCCTTTTTCAGCAGTTGTTAGAAGAGCACTTATTGAGTCGGGGTCTTTGAAGAAGACACTGCGCTGAACGGGATTAAGATCACGTATAGGGCGCTCTTCACCATCCATAGTCACAGTGTAATTAGGACTTAAAAAGTCGTAAAAAGTCGCCGTGCCATCTTGCAGCTTTTCGTAACTAAAAAAGTTAGGATCGTTTTGTATTTGAGGTGCATAGTCTTGGTCCGCCAGCGTAGTTACTACGTCACGAGCCAGAGCCTCTGGTGCTCTTTGACCAAACTGTAACCGGAAATCGTCTATCTCTTCCGGCAGCAAATCAAGTTTGTTGATCTCTAGGTTCATTAGTTCACCCTTCTTGATCCAGCCGTTGCACTACCACCGGACACATTAGCCGCGGCACCGCCCGGTGTCAGGTTAGCTTCATATGCAAGTATGGCTGCGGTGTATTCTGCTATCAACTTTTCAGTGTCCCTCATTGCAAGCCTTGCATCAGAAACTCTGTCTGTAAATGCCGCAGGGTTTTCTGCATTTGCATCTACAATAGATTTAGCACGAGCGTAATCCGAAGCTAAAGCTGTACGAACTGTTCTAAGTTGTTGGAGAGCGGAGACATCAGACTTAACTCCTCCGGGCTGGAAACCTTTTACTTCTTGTTCCAACAGTTGCAAATCAAGAGCAAAAACTCGGCCGTCTACACCCGCTCGTGCTACATTAATTGTCTTACGAGCTAAAGCATCCAACTGTTTGTCCGCTGCATTTGTTATTTTTGCTTGCTTACCAGCATATCCCGTTCCTAAACCAATTTCAGCCAGTTGTCCTGCGACTCCATTGAAAAATCTGTTTACACTGGACACAAAACCTTGAGATTGAGTGTAATCCAAACCTGTTATGATAAATGTAGGATCAGCGGTAGCACGATCTATATTGACGGTGTTGTCTGGGTTGAGTAATGGAACATCCTGATCCGGTGCTATCATTTGCAGTTCTGGTACGGTCAAGCCAAGAGTGTTTAACGGAACAGGTGAATTACCCCCATTAAGAACACGTTTTTTAATAGCCGCTTTCATAAAGTCAGGAAGTTGACGCTTTTGAAGTAACCCACTCTTGTCGATAGACGGCGCGGTATAAATGCTGATCTGACTTTCCATGACAGGATCGTCCGCACCTGCCGCATAAAGGTCGGTCATTTTCGTACCGGCATCGTTAGTTTCTACAGAGAAGTACCTAAGAGCCTTGCCCGCGTCTCCTTTACCAAACATGTCTGGTGGAGAGTCCGGTTTTTCGTATGGAACGATAGCCCCACCACCAAAAGTTTCTTTAATATTGTCAATTTCATCATCTGTTGGGTAGAAAGGAGTTCCTGCTTTTATTGTTTCCCCGCGGAAAGTTATATCTGTAGCAGCGGTAACTGGTTTAGTGGTTGCGGCTTTCGGATCATCTACAGTGCTTCCTATGGCAAACCCTTGTTTTGCAAGGCTGTAATAATCGTCGCTAAACTCTACAACTGACTGACGATCCCCTGACTTCGGGTCTATCATGTTAACAAGGCCACGGTCTTTTTCTGATACCGTGCCAGACAGTACAGCGTTGTTTTTAATTGCCTTTTTAAACTCAGGGCTGTTCTTTTCAAAAGCCTTTATGTCTCCGTTTGGCATACGTAAGTTAATTGTGTCTGTGTCTGGAACTTTAGCTGTACCAGATAACAGGCCGCCTTTTCCGCCTTCAGCTTTAGGCTTAATAGCATTGTCATACTCTTTGGTTCCCGGACTTAAAACTTGTTGTGTGTTGTCCGGGAAAAGCACGTTTACATCACCCTGTTTTTTAGGAGCTTCGTAAGGAATGACCGAGGTTTTGAAGCCTTTAATATCGTTGGCCTCTACAGAGCTAACATTAATCACATCCCCTTTTTTTAGTGACATACCATCAACCTTTATGGGTTTAGTCACAGTGTAAGATTTTTTAGCGCCAGCCTCGCCAGTTTCAGCTTTGTATGGCGTTAAGGCGTCAGCATCTACCTTTGAAACTTGTGCAGGGCGTAAGTTTAAAAGTGTGCCTTTTGGATAGGAATCATCGCCAATAACTACAGGTTTTGTAGTAACAAAAGGCTTTGTTGCCTTAACCTCTGTAGTTTTGTTTTTTAGTTCTTGAAGCTTACGAGCCTCTTCACGACCAATCTCAGCATCAACCTGTGTTTCACCACGTTGCACTGCGGCTAACTTGAGTGCCCGCTCTTCTTTGCCCGCAGCCTTCTTTGCTTCAAGCTGCTGTTGAGCCCGTGCGCCAATAGTCGGCAGTAGCTTTGTTTGCGTAGCCGCCATAGCTAAACGCTCGGCAGGACTCATCCTGCCGGTTTCGCCTTGCATAGGCCCCGCAAAGGCAAGAGCAGTTCCTGCAATATCAAACAACATCTGTGCCTGAGTTAAGTTCTTTTGTTCTTCAAGTTCCGCGGCCCGCTCCGCAGCCGTGCCTAAACCGGCTGCCGCGTAACGAGCTTCTGCGCCTTTAGCAGCGGCTAGAACACGCTCGTCATAAGATAGTTCAGGTGTTGGCAGTTTAGCCGCCGCAGCAGGGCTTAAAGCCTGCCTAGCCGCAGATTGGTTTTGTGACTTTGCTATATTTTGCAACATCATGGAGTCTAAAGTAGGCGTGTTAGATCCCGCAGTAAACCTTCGGTCGCCTAAAAGATAAGGCAAAAACTTACCGGGCTCACCTCCGTTTTCCATCATCTGAACCGGCTGGTTGTCGCCTCGGCGGACCAGCCCGCCTTGGTTAAAATTTACGGGTGGTGGTCCCCCCATACCACCGGGAGGCATAGGGGCCGCGGGCGGCGGTGGAGCCACCGTGGACATAATGCCTTGCGCCATAGCGCCTTCAACGGGCTCTGTCATCTCAGCTTGAGCCAAGCCGCCAATACCCTCATCTACGCCACCCATCATAATAGCGGGCTGTACCAAAGTCAGTACAGACTCTGGCGTTTGAGCCGCGTCTTCCTCACCGACGATACCAGCAAGCTCTTCATACCGCGCTTCAATCGGAGCCTCTTCACCTCGTATGGTGTTTATTACGGTCTCGTAGTCTTCCGCATCATCCAGATTGTCCATGTTTTGCTGGGCTTGACCTAACAAACCTTCTAAAACTTGTGGGTCCATAACCTGTTCCGCCATACCTTGACCTTCAGGCATAGCAGGTGGTGGTGGCATATCTGGTGGCATCATGCCGCCAACACCCTGCGCCATAGCTGGGTCACCGCCCATTGCCATGCCTACGGGCCCGCCTCTGTTATAGTTAAATATTCTTTCATAATCCTGAGAGGTCATTCCTTCATTTTCGCTAAGAAACCTTGCTTTATTAGCCGCGCTTTGAGAATTGTAATACAGTTCACCCTCTTCATCTATGTTGCTCGCCATATCCGGATTTGCCCTCATGGCATCAGCTTGCGCTTGAGTGGTAGCGCCGGGGAATTCTGCGGAACCTTGAAACCCGTATTGATCGGCACCCATCGCCTGCGCTTGTGCTCTACCCCTAAGTGCCTGTAAAGCGTCTATGTTTTCCCTTTGACGTTGCTGTTCCATCATCGAAAGCAATTCTTGCACAGAAATACCCATCGCATCAGCTTGCGCTTGGAGTTGAGCCATCTGCGGATCGCCGCCCATCTGCATAGGAACACCACGCCCCATCAGGATATCCTTACGGGTAATCTTGCCGTCTCCGCTCAGATCAGGAAAAGCTGCGCCGCCTCTGGCAAACATTTGTCTTGCTAATACGCTTCTGTTCATCCGAATAACCCTGCTTTCGATGCGCCTGCTGCGGCTGATAAGCCCGCAATACCTAAACCAAGATACTGTTGAGCCGGTGATACGTTAGGTGCGGTAGCCGAGGTCAAGCTCTGTTGCGTGGTCGGGGCACCCTTATAAATGTCGGACAAGAAGCCGTACCGCTGATACGGCTCATACAACTGAGCCAAATCGCTCTGACGCTTGGCTTCAATCTCGGCCTGCTGCTGACCCTGCTGCTGCTTACCAAGATTAAACTGCGTCTCAATGTCCATAAGAGCCTGCTTTTGGGCAAGCTCACCCATGCTAGCCTGACGCAATCCAAGAGTTCCAAGCGCGTCACCCGCTGCTATACCTCGGTCTAGTTGCCCGGTCGCTGCCTGCTGTGCCTGCATAAAGTTCTGTGCTTGAGCTTGTGCCAAGGCTGACGCACGGTTGCGCCCTATCTCTGCCTGCTGTATCGCGGCCCGTGATCCGCCGAACGCGGACGGTCCACCCGGCTGCCCAACAGCTTGCAGCCCAGCTTGTGCGTCTTGTATGTCATAAGCCCTGTTGATCTCAGCTTGAATAGCGGACTGATAAGGGTTCATGTACTGCGCTATTTGTGTGCCCGTAATACCTTGCGTGGCATCCATGATAGGCTGGTACGCATCACCTGTGGTGTACCCCGCCTCTTGTAAATACGGCTGATAGCCGCCAATACCACCCGTGGCAGGACTTGCATCAGTGATTGCCCTGCTTTGTAGCCCGCTCATAGATGCTATTTGTTGTGTCGGCAGAGTTATGGGCTTGTCGGCAAGACTTTTGGCAGAGCTTAAAAGCCCCAGCTTATAGGCTTCAATGGCCGGATCTTCACGGACAATTTGAATTTGGGTTTCTGTAGACATTATGCCATTGCCCTTCCCTTGGCCTCAAGACCGCGCATCATGTCGTACATGTTACGGATGCCCTGATCGTTATTGCCATTACCAAGACCTCTGACGGCGTCGGTAGTCATTACAAACTCACCCGGCATTAGCATAGCACGGACACTGTCTTTTCCGGGCACACCCTCATCAGGCATGATGCCGCCTACACGCCGTGGGAAAATCTCTCCGCCTTCGGCTGCAAGAACAGGAAGTCCGTAAGAGGGTCTACGGAATGGATTTACAATAGGGCGTCCGGTCCGCGGATCAATGCCGTAGTTGGTGCCTACTGTAGTAGGACCTTGAGCATATTGTGGTGTTTCTTCAGGCAGACGGTAATCGCCCGGATTTAGTGCGATCAGGTCAGCCCCTGTCTGCATTTCTTCTTGAGGTGGTTCTTCGGGGGCCTTAAAAGCACCTAACGCCGTGGCTCCGGCTATACCGGCTCCGGCTAGTGGAAGATATCCCGCCATTCCCGGACCCATACTGGCGGCGGTAACGCCTTTCATGGCTTCTAAACCTGCCGCAGAAGCTTGCGCCTCAGTGGCCCCCGGAAGAGCTTTAACAGAATTATACATTTCGTTATATGCGGATTGTTTTTGCAACAGCACCTGCTCTGGAGTAGGACCCGAAGGTAAGAAAGCTTCTTTAAATTCACCCTGTTTAATACTTTCAAAAAAGCTAGGCTGTTCATAAGGGGTCACTACCTCACTTAATTGAGCTCCTGTCGTATCCGCTAAAGCAGCATCTGCCCCTGTAAATGTTCCATCTGTAGCAAATTTACCGCTTGACGCCGTGGTTTCTAATGGCGGTAATCCGGGCCTGTTAGCCCCTTTAATAATTGCATCAGTATACGGGTCACCTGTTAGTTCAAGACCCGCGCCACTTTTGGCTGCATCAAACGTACTAGCCGCGGTTTCTCTTACCGGAACAGTTCCGAGGTCCGCGATATTCTGCGCGTCCATAATAGAATCATAACCAGACTGACCAAACTGTCCTGTAACAAGCTGTTTACCCGCAGTGGTCAAGTTGGATAATCTAGCTGCGCCCTTAATATTATCTATAGCACCTTGAGTCATGGTTTTACCGGCAGCCTTTGCCCCCATTGCGCCTTGCACACCAGATACTGCGCCACCGATAGCGCCACCAATCAAAGCAGATTTGAAAGCATCTTTAAGACTACCACCCTGCACCAAGGTGCCAATACCCGCACCAAGTGCACCCTGATAAATAGCCCCCATACCGGGGAAAAGAACGTTTAAAGCGATAGGTATGATGATCGGAGCAGCTTTTTTAACAACCTTAACAACGGACTTAGCGACCTTTTTGACAGCCCTAGAAACTTTTCTAACAGTCTTTTTTACAGCACGAGCTATTTTTCTAAAGAAAAACTCAGGCAGGCCCGTGTCTGGGTTAATAGAATTTGACCCAGAACCAACAACATAACGCTCTGGGTCTTCTACACCCAACTCTTCTAAATGACTAAATATAGATGCACGAAGACGCGGATTGTCCTCAATCAAAGCCTTTGGAATAACAAGCTCGCCTGTTTCAACGTGGGCTACTGTGTCGTCCCCGTGGCGACCATACGAGGCCATACGCTCTGCAAGATCCGGGAAAGTAGCAATGCCCGACGTACCATAAGCCTCTTCAGCCTCTAACCGACCCAGAGCCTCAATTTCGTCATCTTCCATGTAGAAGTCGGCAATGCCACCTGCTGGAAACTCTAGAACTTTTTCTGCTGTCTGTGCCATTTATACAATCCCATTATATAAGGTCTGTTGGAGTTTACCCTTTTTTTAAACTTACGTCTATACTATGCAACAGCTACTGTGACTGTTCCGAGGGCCGTGGTCCCCGCTACGCTACCCGAATGCACCTCGTTTTGTTCTATAATCTGTATAAAACCGGCCTCACCTATAAAAAAATCACCTATCTCCAAAGCGTTAGCAGCCCCGCTTCCGGGTATGCCCTGAAAATTAATGTCCGCGGACCGTACTTCGTCTATTAGTTGTTCCAAGGCCCGCGCAAGCTGGTTCACGTACACCGGATCGTATTCTGCGGGTGCAATAGGAAGAATAGGTCGTAATACTTTTTTGGTCATCGCCTACCATCCGGCCTCACATCAATTCTTGGTGCGCCTAACCGCCACTTTACCCCCACTGCATCTTTTTCTACCCGAATAGCCATTTGTCTACCACGAGCTCGTAAATCAATTTTATCTGTATATTGTTCTACAGGAGAAGTAGCAGTGCGTATCGCAGAACCAGACGCTGACTCGGTAAAGCTATCCCCTGAAAAATCTCTACTTTTTACAGTAAATTTAGCAGCAGGGTTGCTTGTGCTGGAACCATCAAAGGTTAAATCAGGTATAATACGGTTTACCAACATAAACTGTTGACCATCGCCTATATCAAAGTCTGAGGACTCGACAAAAGCGTTAATCGCTACGGCGCTGCCTGTGCTAAAATCATCGTCACCATCTTCATGGTTATACAAATAGGTATCTACACCTGTCGCTTGTGGGAAACTACGCAGCCCAGAAGCGCGGTCATTCCAAGCAGTGCGTACTAATGCACCATAATACCAGACTTGTTGCCCATAATTGTAAACCACATAACGGTCGATCTCTGTCGATCCGGAAGAACAATAGAACCACCATACTTCAGTTTGACTAGCGATAGAACCAACATGAAATTTAAATGATTGTTGGTTATTCATGTCGCTAAACACATAGTCACGCACAGAGCATGGGATAGCTTGAATGCGGCCATCATATAAATAGAAGTTCTCTTGACCCATCCAGAACACGATATCATTTACAGCAATAGCCGTATTCGGACCAGCTATACGGGTATTATCACCAATAAGTGAAACACCAAAAGTAAAAGGCGCACCAATAAACTGCATTGAGTAAAGTGACTGGTCTGTCCAAACAAGTATCTGACGACTTGTCTGTATAGCTGTAATGATTTCACTACCTTTAGAAAGCCGTAGATCACCTGCTGTGTTTGTAGCAGTAGGTGTCCAATCCACTACAGATTCTTGGCTAGAAAACCTAATAAGCAAAGGGTCTTGCGTACCATCGGTTATTGGGTTTGCGCCAAAAGCTATACAGTGTCTATCTACATCAGAAACTAGAACTTTACGAGCTACTACAGGTACATCACTAGCACCTGTCAGGCTTGTTAAAGCTACAGCCCTAGTGCTTGTGCCATTAGTTGCATCCCAGTAATAAATTGTACCATCTGCAATATTAAATATTAGATCTTCCCCAAAGTTGTCCGCTGCCCACAACCTTAAAGTTTGACCAGCCAAAGAACCTGAAGAAGAACCCCAAGTAAAGCGACCCCATGTACCCGCGCCCCAACCAGATCCAAGGACCGTGGTGTTAAGACCAGTAGATATCTGGAATGCCGCTGTGCCTGAACTACCACCCCCTGCTGTAGTGCCTGATGTAGCCGCTCCCGCTGTTGTTACAGTAAAAGTAGTGGTGCTGGGAATGGAAGTAATTTCATGTTCAATGTTTAATTGAGCCGCAGTTATACCATCTGTTGTGGTTAAACTTGCAAATGTAACAAAATCACCTGTAGCCGCTCCATGAGCAGTTTGTGTTGTTACCGTAATAACACCGCTCCCGGCTCCACCTGAAGTATTAACAGGGTTTGATCCTAAACTAAGAGTAGAACGAATAGGTGTAATGTCACTAAAAGTTCCAGCATTTTCTAAAAATACTTTCTTTTCAGTGCCGATAAATAATAAATTCTGAGAAGTTAAAGTAACAAAATCATATATTTTGCGAGCAGTGCCTATGAATTGGTTATTAGAAACCCTTTGCCAGCCGCCTATACTTTCAGGATAACCCGACCTAAAACGTATTTTATCGCCGTTAAACCAACCACCTTCATTAGAGTAGTTTGTACCCTCTCTATTGATTCCGGGTTTGAACTGTAGCTTGCTTAAAGGCATCCATTAATCCGCATCTGCTATGGTTAGAGTGCCAGCCGCTATTTGACGTAAGATTTCTGCGTAGTGGCGGTTGGCAGGGTCTGTAGGTACGACAACGTGTTTACCATCAATCAAACAGTCAACTCCTATGTTCGCCTCTGGCGCAACTCCCTCTGTGATAATAGGACCATTTCTATATTTTGCATTTGTTATATTCATTTATAACTCCGCATCAAAACTAATATAGTTTTCTGATTGCCCAGTATTCGCATAAGGTTGGATAACCATTCCGACATAACCAGAAGCTAGGGATGTTTGTGCTACATACCATTCAACACTATTTTTATTTGCGTGCCACGAATACAATGCTGGTGCGCCTGTCCAAGTTACATTCGTAACACCTGATAAATTATTGTTCCAACTTGAGCCAGTATTATAAGCTGGATTTGCTGTTATAGTTGGTGAACCTCTTAAAGGTGTGGGCAAAGGTTGCGTATACATGCCTTGTACTTGATTGCTGATTCTACCTACTTGTCCATAGTCAACACCGCCAGCACCAACTCTTTTTGATTCAAAATAATACCTCTGACACTTTTCAAGCGTAGTTGCAAAGTCCTCATGCTCAAAATCTGTGGCTACATCTCCTTCTTCAAGCTGGATGCCTGTGATGTACCATTCATTGTCTGTGCTATCGGCTAGGTTGACATTTAGTCCAGCCGCAATGTTGGCATTAGATATATTTTCCCAAGTATTGCTAAGTGTTCCAGAAGTATAGGTTGTTCCAGAAGCTAGCCACCAATAAATAATAGCAGTTAAAGCAGTATCATTATCAAAAGCTGCTGCTGTATCAGCGGCAATAGGAAATTCAACTTTCTGCCATGTGTTAGCTTGAGATACTGTATAAACTTTTCCACAAGTTCTTGATGTGCCACCTGTTACGACGTTTTGCATATTTACAACGTAGTTCCCAGTTTTACTGGTTTTTACCCAAAAAGATAAAACCATGTTTTTTGCGCCTGATGTTCCATAATTTAAACGCTGTAAATCTATGCCTTCAAGCCTGTAACCAAGTATACAAAAATGGCCTGCATCTAAAGAGGTGTCTGCTGTTGTACAATCCATTTTAAAAGAATTAACAAATCCCTGACCACTTGGCACATCTGTTGATTGGCTTTGTGTCCAAGTGCCAGCAGTGCCAATTTCGGGATACATTCTATCCACAGTATTAAGACCACTGCCAGTAATTCCAGTAGCTGAGGTTGCTCTTTGTGCAACAACCATCGCCCCATTTTTTATGAGATTTTTGTGGCCTAACGCCTTTTGCCCACCAATCAGCGCGGCTAGTTCTGCTGCTTTACTCATGCTAGGTCTCCAAACATTGAACAACCCCCAGTGTCGGGGTCATAGGTGGTATATGTTGAGCCACTACTATTGTATCTATAGTCCATGATAAAACTTCCGGCAGCTATGTCTGAAGTTTGATAAATAGTACCATTTCCACTGCCCCCATTACCAGAGATGCAAATAGCGTATGTAGCTGCTGAAAAAGAAGTTGTATAATTAGGTTGATTCCTGCCACCTGAAACATCTGTTATAGAAGATACATTCAAAGAATCTCGTGCGGCAGCAGTAGCACCATTCAAATTAATCCAAACCTTCGCACTACCACCCGCCACAAAGCTGGTAGCAATGCTGTTATTACCGCTGGCATCCTTTAATGTGTTAACTCTAAGTTCGCTTGCCATTACGCTAGGTCTCCGTGTATTCCTAAATGTACATATGTACTATCTGCCGCAGCCCCACCAGATTCGTTCATTTCAAGCCTATACGAACCAGCCGCAATAGTGTGTTGACGCACTTGTGCAGTAATTACGCCCGTAACACCACAAGAATTTTGAGCCATATAGTTTGCGTTACTCATAGCTGATGTGTATGAGGCGGTATAATCTCCTGTGGTATTGTCCGTGACGCTGGCTATATTATTGCTATCTCGTAAAGCAATAGTTCCAGAACCATTTAAATCCATCCAAGACTTAGCCAAACCCTGCTGAAGATTAGTCGTGGTTGAGTTGCCCTCGCCAGTAACGCTAATAGAGCCAGCGGTGGTTACACCTGTTAGTGCATCTACTTTAAGTAAACTAGCCATTATGCGAGGTCTCCCCAAATTTGAGAACTACACTCAGTTGCATCGGTTCTGCCACTACCATTAAAACAAACTACATTTACTTGACTTGACGTCATTAAACCAGAATTGTCGTGTCCAAAAACTGTACTAGCACTGTTGCCACTTACGCCATTGTGGTTGCCCGATAGAGAATAATTAGCATCTGAAAAAGCATTTGTATAAGACAAATCTGCTGAACCTGTTCCATAGTCTGCTATACTAGATAAATTAAAACTTTTTGTTATGCTATCCGTACCAGACAGATTAATTCTGCTAAAATGCTTTGACGGGGCTTGCTTAGTCAACCCAACAGGCCCAGTGCCAGCCTTATCTGCAATAGTATCTACATTTAATACGCTGGTCATACGATACTCCAATATCCGTTGACAGTGACTGTGGCATTGTCCTGTGTAATAGGACCAGCAGATACACCATTCTCATCGCTGTCGATTGTAATGTCCGCGCTGATCGTTTGACCGTTAAGCCGGATAATTGAGTTGTTACCTTTGAAGGGGTAGCGTGTATCTGAGTCTGTTTTTGTGTAGCTGTTGGCTACAGAAAACACATCATATGATACCATCTCAACTACGTCATTGAGGCTTGCCCCTGTGACCAGCACAACTGTTGTACCTGTCGTGGCTGTATAATCTGTTCCGGGTTTAAGTAAGACACCATTTTGATACACATCTAGGTACAAGCCATCTTGATAGGTAAGTACCTTAGAGTCAGCATCACTGCCACTGAAGCTAGTCTGTCCTGCTGTCGCTTGATATACAAAGCGATTGCGAACTCCTACTGATGGGGATTTACCTATATATGGCATTAACTCCACTCCTCTTTTGGCGCATCAGGCCATGTCGGATTAGATGGATTTGTTTTTCGTATAGTGCGGATAGAAGCACGATAAGTGTTAAATGCGGTAACGCAATCAGGAGTCAAGCCGTTGTTTGGTATCTGCGTCCAGTCACTTGCTTGCAAAATAGCTTCAGCAGTATCGGTTACTAATACTGTGGTGTCAGGAAAATTTTTTAGAAGTACATTTTTATAATTTGCCATTTAGTAACTCCTATCCCGCTATTTCCGTAAGCAAAAATGTTGATGAAGTTCTGGCATAGTTATCTGAGCCTCGCCTGTTAATGTACCAAGTCTCACCACTCCCAGTTAATGCCCACTGCATTTTATAAGTGATTGCGCTGGTTGAGCTTGGGCTATCTACAAACATATGACCAGCTTGGTGGAATACACTGTTTACACCATCATAATTTTGCATAAACACATTATGTGAATCTGCACTAACACCTTGTCCAATCTCTGTGCTACCTCTAAGAAGTTTCATCAAACAACCAGTTCCTGTACTATCAGCACATAAAAGACCAAAGCTAACCTGAATTAATATCTTACTGCTTGTTGCTAATGGTGTAATGGTTGCTGTCATTGAAGGAATATCAGCGTAAGTTTGTGACGAAATAGTTGAAGCCGCCGTGCTTACACTTGATTGTATCTGCAACACACTACCCGCTGGCATTCCCGCATCACCAATTTTTGTCAGTGCCATCTACTTATCCTTATGCGTAAGGGCTTTTGCCCAACACAGATGTATCCCAAGCTGCCTTTAGCTTTGCGATTGTGTCTGCGCTAGTAATTGCAGAAGCGGCTGGCGCATCACGCAACTTGCCCTTCTTAGTTACTGATGCTGCTTTTGCATCTGCGTCATCAGCTTCTAGTGCTTTCATGTACACGACATCCTCTGCATCAAGCAGTGGTGCGCGAACTTCACGAATTTTATCCTGAAAAATCTTTTTTGCTTCTGCCATGTCCTCAGAGATGACTTTACCACTCAAAGTCCATGCTCCACGGAAATGACGGTCTGATGGAACGGTAGCAGTTGAAGCATCAATCTGGTTACCGTCCTTGTCTACGATGTATGTTTGTGCCATTAGGTTTCTCCTCTTAGGCTGCTAAATCAGTGACGCTAAGTTCTTCAGTAATCTTCCAAGCATTGCGCCACTCTCGTGTACCCGGAAGTTGTTCTTTACGGCATATAACCAGTTTAGGTTTGTTGCCTGTATCCCAATTGCGCCACACATGCTGTGGGCAATCTTTCATAATTAGGTATTCTATAGCCTCTTCTTCAGTCATGGCTGGCATAGGCTCTGTGTCATGTAGTAAATATCCACGAGTATGCTTAGTAAAAGTAGGCATTGCCTCATCTCTAGCTAATTCATGGTATACCCATACAGGTGGTAAGATACCGCCCTGTAGCGCACAAGCCATCCAGTTTGGGTCAGGCACAAGTATCTTAGCGCACTCATCTACGCTGTCCTCATAGACTACACGATAGTCAGACTGTACACCGTCTAGGTTTTCCTTTGCCCAACATAGCCTGTCAAACAGGTGTGTGCCTTGAAATTCAGGTGTGTTCATCAGGCTAGGTCTCCGTGAAATAAACTATTTACATCTTGTATATCCAATTGCGCGTTGCTTGTATCATATGAGATTAAATCAATAGTTGTTGTTGTTCTGTTACTTGCATTTTCAATTCTAACAGACAAAGAACCTGACGTATCGCCGCCTAAAGCTGTATAGCAATAATTAGCATTACCCATAGCACTAGAAATATTTGTTGTGTAATCACCAGTGCCGTTATCAGTTATTGAAGCCGTATTAAAACTGTCTCTTATTGCGACTGTGCCTGTACCATTCCAATTCACCCAAGCCTTTGCACTACCCTGCACAACGTACTGCGTATCAAGCGACCCAGCGGTGCTGTGTTCTAGGGTATCTGCTTTAATTTTTCCTAGTGCCATTATGCTAGGTCTCCGTGTGCTGTACAGTAATTATATTTACTATCTACAAGAGCAGACCCGCCATAAGAAATAGTGTCATATAAGCCAGTTGTGGTGGTTGTTTCATAACTAATTTTTGCAACGCATGTCACATTTGCAGGAAAAGTGTCACTTGCGTAACCGTTTCCAGTATAATTTACGGTATAACTTGTGTTGTTGAAGTCATTGTTTATATTCACCACAAATTTTCCAGTGCCGCTATCGGTTAAGCTACTCGTGTTCAGCGAATCTACGGCAGTGGTACTTGCCATATCAAAATACACCCACTGCTTCGCTAACCCCTGCTGCAAGTTAGTGGTCGTGCTATTACCTTCACCTGTTACAAGGATAGACCCAGCGGTGCTTGTGCCAGTGAGTTTGTTTACAAGTATCTCACTCATGCTAGGTCTCCTTGAACTGTATCGTACACAAGGGTAACGTCTTGATAACTTCCACCGCTATATGTTGCTATGCCAAATACAGTTGTTGTGATTGTTACATCTGACCTGACGCTGGTCATATGTGTATTTCCTGTACCCAATTCTTGTATTCCAGTAACTACAGTGTAATTTACCGCATCCATAGCAGATGACATTGTTACAGTAAATTTACCTGTCGCATTATCCGCCAAAGAACTTATGTTTAGACTGTCATTAATAGATGTTCCAGCACCAGCAAAATTTATCCAAGCCTTCGCTGCACTCTGCTTAGTCAGCGTAGCCGCACCACCGCCTGTACTCTGAATGGTATCTGCTTTTAAGGTACTCATAGCGTCACCAATGTCCCACCGCTTTCAACGGTTAATGTAACACCAGAAGCCACAGTAAACGGACCAGTTACGTTGGCGTTTTCTGTGGCTAAGATGGTAATGTCAGATGTAAGGGATTGTGCGTTAGTACGGAACAAGCCGCCGCCTTTGAAGTTACCCTTGTTTTCAGCGGCTGGGGTAACAGTGCCTACTTGAGGAGATAAGTAATTTACAAAGATATTGCCTGTACCAGAG